TAACACCAGTTGGTCCGGTATCTCCTTGATTACCTTGGGAACCTTGTACACCTGTAGGACCTGTTGCCCCGTTGCTTCCATTGGTCCCATTGGTTCCTGCGGGACCTGTTGCACCTGTCGGACCGATTGCACCAGTTGGACCTGTAGTACCGTGGAATCCTTGAATACCTTGAGGTCCAGTAGGTCCGACCCCTCCGCTAGTTCCTTGAGATCCAGTAGCACCAGTTGGCCCCGCACTTCCAGAAATACCTTGTGATCCAGTTGGACCAGTTGCTCCCGAAATACCTGAATACCTTGGATACCTTGTGGACCTGTAGCTCCTACAGATCCTTGAATACCTTGAGGACCCTGTGATCCTGTTGCTCCTTGAGGACCGGTTGCACCAGTTGCTCCTATTAAGCCTTGTTCTCCCTGAGGACCCTGTATACCGGTGGGGCCAGTGACATTGGAGTCTGCACCAGTAGGACCTGTAGCTCCAGTCGGCCCAGTTGGTCCAGGGTCGCCAGCTAAACCTTGAGTTCCGGTTGGACCACCAGATGGTCCTGCTGGTCCAGTAGCTCCTCTAGGACCTTGTACACCAACGGCTTTTATTTCAACATATGCAAAATCATCAGAAAGCATTACTTAGTTACCTCCGCGCGAACTGTAAGATTACCTTGTAGCACTCTAGTTACTACTCCAGTATTGGTCTCTTCTAGCTCTAAGTCATAGACATAGACGCCAGGAACAAAGGCAGCTGTTTGAGAGGGGGTTATTAAAATTGTTATAGCACCAGCAGTAGCATCAATAGTTAGCCCGTGATTTGGCGTAGTTAGCTCAAGAATAGTAGTTGATGATGCAATTTTTTCACGAATATCCATTCGTGCGGTATATCCAGCTAAAGTTACGACATGTTTTGCAGAGCTTTTTAGAGCAATAGACCTATTTAGGGTAGCACCCTGATCTACTACTATATCATAAACGTTAGTGGTTGCGCAATACACTGGAATCCCTCTGGAGAAAAGGCTAGTCCCTTATATTTTACCGTAGTTAGGTAAATCTTAGTTGTCTAGCTTTTTAATCCAGAAGGCTGGTGACATATATTTAACTCCAGAAACTACGGGAGTTGATCGGTGGTAGAACGGCTCTACCGATGGGAATACTACAATACTCCCCGCTTCTGGCTTGATTTTGATATCTAGCTCGGTGAAGTGAAGTTCTCCACCTTCCATATCGTCATTCAAATACATGACGGCAGACATAATTGGTTCTAAATGGGGTTCTCCGTGATAGTCCACGTGAGGGCCCATTTCTGCTCCACTTACATATTTGGAGATACTTATTGGGGCAGGATCAATATACTTGATCCCGTTCTTTTCTGCATAGTCTTTTCCAACCCTAGTAAGCGCGTCTTTTAGAGTTAAATAGATTAATCCAATGATTGCTGAGCTAGTGTCTAGCTTTGATTCATCTGTAAACTTCTGCTGACCAAATACATACTTTTCACCTTCACCAGAGGCAACCCATTCATGCCATTTTTCAATGACATCTTTGTCAGTGAGATTGGCATCAGTGATTTCTATCATCTCTACTAGCTCTTTAGGGTCTTTTATTGCCCCCTTATAGTAGTAGATTTTTTCAGCAAAAATTTCTGGATTCATTAGGCGAACTTATTACCCTTTTCCCACTCGATTTTTTGCTCGGCCTGCGCCTTACGAACCTCTTGAATCTCGGCTTCCCAAGCAGCTTTCTTTTCGTCTGAGTAAACTGCATCAGCAAAATCCCAGAAAGAAACCATGGTGTAGCGAGTGCCATCAATGATCTCGCGCACACCGTGGATGTTTTCTACTCCGCCAGGGAAGCAAATGTATGAATAAGCAGCTGGTTTAAACTCGATAGCGTGGTCTGTGAAGTATAGCTCTCCACCCTCATAGTCTGAGTTTAGATATAAAATTCCTACATACTTATTAATCTCGAATGCATTTGGCGTACCATCAAAATCAGAGTTATCTGAGTGTGGTGATGCAAAACCACCAACATCCCATTTCTGGGCATGTGAGGTATTGGCTACTACTTCTCTATCAAATACTAACTCGATTGCCTCTTGAAACTTCTTGCGTAGTGAATCAAAAAACATGGGTGGTAAGTCGTACTCGGCTAGCCTAGGATCATCTGGGTGCAGTCCCATGCCAGATGATCCATAGAATGCAATATCTCCCCATTCGGAGGAGTATGATTCAATGTAGTCAATCATATTTTTAGCGCATTCTGGAGTAACAAAATTAGGAATCTCTACAATACGGTTCTGTGGAATACCTAGCTCGCCTTTAACATTAGGCTCATCTTTATATGTGATAAACGTATCTTTACTTATTGTGTCAATATACAGAGACATTTAGTGATCAATACCTTTCAAGTTGTAGCGTCCAGAATTACGCTCGACGCGTTCGCGTTCTTTTTCCATCTCTGCCCAAGTCTCGGGTCCATACTTGGCTTGATTGTCTCGCCACTCTTGAGTACCTTCCGAGAAATATTGCCAAAACGAACGAACAAAATACTTTTCACCTTTGGTTGTTTTATTAACTCCGTGATAGTACGGTGCTCGAGAAGGAAATACCAGCACGTCTCCAGCCTGAGGCTTATGCATAAAAAACTCCACATCCGTGCCTTCTTCATTGAGAACCTTGAAGCAGATCTCTCCGCCCTCGTAGTCTCCGTTTAGGTACATGGTACACGTCATTACAGGCTTATCGCCTGGAGCGTCTGCACGTTCTTGTTGAAAATCCGTGTGATAGAACATACCTACGTTGGTATCCGCTCCGCCATCGGTTTTGTATTTACAAATTGCAGGGGCAGTGAACTTCCAGTTAGGTATTTGCTCGGAGAAATAGTTGTCGTGATAGTGCTTAGTAGCTGTGTAAAAAGCATCTAAAATCTTTGAAGCTTCGGTAGTTAGCTCTTTGTCTGAGCTAATTAAGGCTCCATTCCATTCCGAGGGGGTTGGAAATTCTTGAAATGTATGGTTATTTACCTTTACGGTTGTCAAATCTCCAAAAGTAAACCACTGACGCCATTCACTGTTGTCTTGATGAAACTTAATGATCTCTTCGGGATTCTCGTAAAGACCTCGATAAACCACAACATTTGGATACAATTCGATTATTTCCATTAAATACCACACTGGCTTTCGTGAGAAAGAATTGTCCAGAAGAACGGTACTGTATATCTAATTCCTGATGTGATCTGAGTCACTCCATGAATATAATTCATGTCTCCAGGGAAGAAATAAGCTGCTCCGGCTTTTGGTTTGAACTGAATACCTTGATTAGGGAAGTATAATTCTCCACCCTCGTAGTCATCATTTAAGTAGAATAATCCAGCTAAATCATAGTATGGAAAATCGTTTGGCTTACCCCTATCCTCTCCCTCATGTAACTCTTTGTCTGCATGAGGCATCTGCAGTTGACCAGGGAGCCAACGGACTAGAGCAGGTGAGGTCGGGACAGCGTCTACCTTAAAAAATGCGTCTACTTCTTTCTTAAAACGTTCCACCATTCCATTAATTACCTCTGGAATATGAGGATCTATGGCACGAATAGTGTCATATGTTGCTACTCGATCGGCCCAGTAGCTGGCGTCATAGATGACAGTACCCTCCTCGTTGTAATGGGTCTCTGTCACGTCCCAAGTTGTGTTGGAGCGGATAAAATTATTAAGAGTAGTTAACTCATACTCCGTCATAAAGTTTTCACGAGTTTGGATGTTAGATGGATCACTGCCAAAAAATCCTGATGGAGTGATAGACATCCTATTAACTAACCTAGAATTTCTATATTCTTCTTGTTCCATGTTTATATCCTAGTCACTATTCGTAGACTCGACGGGTCCAGACTTCTTTTTGGTATACGCCGCCGTCTGGAACTCGATATTTTTTACTATTTTCATTATTATTCATTGCCATGGTCATGTATGGGACCTTATCATCAACCTCTGACTCCCAGTCCTCGCGTTTAAATGGCAACATCTGGGCATAGGGAGTTCCCGCCGGAACCACTCCCGTAAACCCCTTTGCTACAAAGAATGGCATAGTGCCTGGCAGGTTTACCTTGTCATTGTCAATGATTCCACTGGTTGTGAGGAATGGTAGTTCAAATCGATTAAATGGTTGTGTATATAAAACACTATAGCCTTCTGGAACAGATACCGCCCAGTCAGACCACCAAGCAAAGTGAAAGTCGTGATACCCCATTGGGGCAGTAAACTGATGCATCGGTGGTCGAATCTGGATAAAGTCTTTATTCTGCGGATCTAGAACCTTAGCTTTGATATTTCCATTTTCTTCATAGAACTCAATATCGCAAGGGGTGCGGTAAACATAGCCAGTACCCATGATGTCAAATACAGCAGGACAGGCTTTCCAAGTTGGAATTTTTCCACCGACGTGTGGGTCTTGCCAATACTCGCCATCTGGTTTTACGGCAAAACGATCGGCTTTTCTGTACCACTCTGGAATAGTCTTAATTGTTGGCTTTGGTAC